TAAAGGTAATGTAGTTAAAGTTAACTTTGGTGATCCTAATATGCGTATTAAAAAATCTAATCCAAAGAGACGTAAGAGTTTTAGAGCAAGACACAACTGCGCTAATCCTGGTCCGAGACATAAGGCAAGATATTGGTCTTGTAGGAAGTGGTAAATGAAAATATTTGAAGTTTTTTCAGCAATTGGTGCTCCTCGTGAAGAAGAAAACGATGTTAACTGGGTCGAAGATTTAAAATTCTTTATGGACAATGATACTGAGGTTTTAAACAAAACTCTTTTTCCTGCCATTAAGCAACATAGAAAGATGGGTAATCATCCTACTGCTTATAAACTTTACATTAAACCTATTGAAAGTTGTAAAGAACAATACGTTAACAAATATCAGGTTGAATGTCCTGAAGAAAAATTTACTAAAGGAAGTCTTATAGGACTTGCTAAAAAGTTTGCTGAAGAGCAAAACAAACATATTATGGATGGCGATTATGAAAATTAATCATCTTTTTGAAGAAGATGAAAAGCACGTAACATTCTGTTTCGGCAGACTAAATCCGCCTACCATTGGTCATAAACAACTGCTCGACACTATGAAAAAGGTCGGTGGGGATATGAAAATTTTTGTAAGCCAAAGCCAAGACTCAAAAAAGAATCCTTTAAGTTACGAACAAAAGATCGACTTTATGAGAAAATTGTTTCCAGAGTATTCTGAAAACATAGTAAACAATCCAAGTCTAAATACTCTTCCTAAAATTGCTTCCCATCTAAATAGTTTAGGTTATAAGCACGCAACATTTGTTGCTGGTAGTGATAGATTAAAAGATATGGAAAGTCTTTTAAAAGCATACAACGGCAAGAAAGAAGGTAAAAAAGGACCTTTAGAAGTAACTTACGAGTTCGACACACTTGATTTTAAATCTAGTGGAGAGCGTGAAGATGGTGCTGAAGGTGTTGGTGGTGTAAGTGCAAGTAAAGCAAGAGCTGCTGCCGAGGCAGGTGATATTGAAACGTTCGGTATGGCTACCGGTGCCGGCGAACATACAGAGGCTCTTTACAAAGCAGTTCGTAATGGTATGGGCATTACAGACAAAGAAGAACTTGAAGAAAGATTACAAAACAAATTAAAAGAATTAAACGAAGGCGGATTGGTTGTATCAGCAGGCGGTGTAAGAGGCACTGTTATTGATTTAATTGCTGGTAAAATTATGACAATGGATGATTACGAAAAACTTTCTAAGTGGCTTAAGATGATCGTTGGCAAAGAAATTAAACCCCACGGTAAAAACAGATATATTATTACATCAGAAGATGTACGTGAAGCGATTGGTGTATTCAAAGAGCGCATCGGAAAAGTAAAAGGCGGTTTTCGTTTATACAGTAAAAAAGGAAAAAACTTAGGTACGTTTGATACTCGTGCAGGCGCAGAAAAGCACGAAAGAGAAGTACAAGCATTTAAACATATGGGAAAATAAAATGAAAGCAAGTGAAATAGTAATAGAAAAAATTAAAGAAAGTGATAGCCAATACGAGCATCCAGGTGCTGCTAAACTTGCTGAACTTGGACGTATTTTAATGGACAAGTCAATCAAAATTAAAGACGATAAAATTTCTAATTTAATGTCACGTGTAGGAGACGAACTAACCAGATTTGGTTCTGCTGAAGGTGCTCGTAATATTAAGGACTTAGAAAAACGTTGTGGTTGTCCATATGCTATTATTGAAAAATTTATGAAGTTTGCAGGTAAGCATAAAGATACTTCACTTGATAAAGTTAAAGATCCTGAGCCAAGCAATGATGACGAGATGGGAGACTTTGATCAATAATGAGGGCGTCAGAATTCATTACAGAAAAAATAAAAAAACAAGATGAAGCCTGGCCTGCCATTGCACGTGGTATTGCTTCAGGGGTAAGTGCCGCGGCTAAACTTGTTAGTAAAGGTGCTGATAAAGTCGCAAAAGGTGCTGACAAGATTGCAAAGCCTGCACCTAAGGCTAAACCAAAACCACCAGATTTAAAACTTGATCCGTTACCAAGAAATCGTCCAGACAATCCTTATTGGAAACAAGAATGAGAATCTGTGAAGTAACAGAAAACTTTGCTGATGGTAAGAAGAAAGGCAAAAGTCGTCCGGGTAGGGTAAAGAAGGCTGGTGCTAGTTGTAAAGGAAGTGTAACAGATCTACGTGCTAAGGCTAAAAAGTACAGTGGAGAAAAAGGAAAAATGTACCATTGGTGTGCTAATATGAAAGGCGGTAAGAAATGAAAATAAAAGATTTACTTAATGAAGGGTTTAGTAGTCCAAGAGATACGAAATTCACAGTAGGTGATTATGAATATCGTGTGTACGACGAAGAAGAAGATGACGTTCGCAAAAAGTTTCACTACCTTGTTAAAGGTGATAAAGAAATTGATGTAGATTGGTCTCCATATGATGAAATGTCTAAAGACGATGTAGAACTTTTTATTAAGTTAGGTATGCCCAAACGCCAAGGTCTCGGTCCTTTAGATCACAATGACTTAGTTAAGATGGCACAAGCACAAGGCGTTGCTGATTTAGATAAAGACTTAGCACAAGCAGAGGCTATGTATAAAGGTAAACCTTATAAGTCTGGTAACTACGGTACTGGTAGTGCAGGAGAAAATCCTCCAATTTATAAAGGTAAAAAATACCAATCAGGCGATGCTGCTAAGAATCCATCAGATTACAAAGGCAAGCCTTATAAGTCAGGAGATGCAGGTAAAGCGGTTGGAGAAGATACAGTCAGCGAAAGCGAATATTCCAAAGTAGTTGTTAAAGGCAATAACGTTAAAATACCAACAGTGGCTCAACAACTAGGGTGGAAAACAGAACCTAGTTTTATGGGACAAGGATTTACAACAATCCTTCCAGATAGTAAGCCACTTACTAAAGACGCTATTGATAAGTTTATAGCCGATTTAGGACTTGCATTTTCTTCAGGAGACTGGGCTAAAAAACAAGAAAGTAACGTTGGCGAAAGAACACAAGACGACTGGAACAAAATGTCTGATATAGATGCTAAGAAAGCAGCACTACAAGATATTCAAATGGATCCTCAAACAGATAAAGATCCTGAACTTAAAAAAGAACTTTCTCGTCGTAAAGCAGAATTAGATGACGAGATTTCAAGACTACTAGATCTAGCAGGTGTTCAAGAATCAGCAACTGCTGGTGCTACAAGTTCTGGTAATATTGCCAGTGTTGCTAATCCGCATTTAAGCCCAGGTCAAGCACGTGGTAAAAAGAGTTATATAGGCGACCCTAAAACAGGAATTAGCGGAACAAAAGCACCACCGCAGCCTAAAGTAAAACAACCTAAAACAAAGAGTGGTACTGCTAAAAACGCACTCGATATGAAAAATAACATTTTTGGTGAAAACCCAATTAGACGATAAATACAAGATAACATAGATTTCGGAGACAATAATGGATTTCAACAACTTAGTAGCAAAAATGAGAGATATCGAACCAAGTGATATTTCCGTTCAAGCAGCACAAGATGAAGTTGCTGCTAAAGCACAAGGCAAAGAGCCTGTAAAAGAGGTAGTTACTGAATCAGTGGCACCTGTAGAGCCAATGGATGAATTAAGTCAATTTGCTGCACTGGCAGGAGTTAAACGAGAAGTAATTGCTGAAAGTACTGAAGTTGTTGCTGAAAAAGCAGTTAGTAAAGCACAACAAAGAGCAGCAGGTGCTGCACTTGCTACAAGACGTGGTGAATACGACGGTGGTAAGAAAGGCGGTGCTATAAATGCTATGTCAACTATGAGTGATAAAGATCTTGAAGATATGGCTGGTACTAAACACAAAGGTCTCCCAGAAAAGAAAAAAGCAAAGAAAGAAGAATCATTTGATGCCGAAGCATTCCGTAATACATTTGAAAGTCTTGTTGCTGAAGCAAAGGCTAAGCCAGATTATTTAGATATGGACGGCGATGGTGACAAGAAAGAGCCAATGAAAAAAGCAATTAAAGACAAAAAGAAAAATCCATTTGCTAAAAAAGAAGAAAGTGTTGAAGAAAGCAAAGACGAAAAGACAGATGAGGCTTGTTCTTCTAGTATGAAAAAGAAAAAGAAAAAATACAAAGAATCTTTCCAGTTCGTTGAAATGATGAAGATGGTTAAAGAAAGCGGTGGACAACAAGCAATCGATCCTTTAGATGATGTTCTTTGGACTTGGGCTAACCGTGTTGCTACTTCTAAAATTGAAGAGTCTAGCAAAGCAGAACTATATGCTGCTATGGTATATGAGCGCAATGGCGGACGTTTTGAAATGTACGACGTTGTTGAAAAAGCACTTAACGAAGATTCAAAAAAAAACTCTGAGGTAGATGAAGCAGGTCCAAATCCTACAGGAGGCGCATCTAATGCTACATCTGGTAGAGAAAAAGACGGCACTATGAAACTTAAATTTAGCACTACTAAAGATAAAAAAGGTAATCCGAAAACAGTTGGAACACAAGACTTTACAAGTGGCAAGGAAAAGTCTTCAAAACTAGATCCGATTACACTAGACGTTAAATTTTAATTTAACCAAATTGAACAAATAAGCCAGTTAATTCGTTGACTGGCTTTTTTTGTGGCTATATAATATACACTTTAATAGGAGAAATTATTATGTCAAGATCAAGTTACGGGCCTGAAGAGAAAGCGAAACTAGAGCGTCTTATCAAAGAAGGTTCTAACGTATTACGTGAAGTTTCAGATCTGCAAGAAGGACTACGTGAAACTGTAAAGGCAGTAGCAGAAGAATTAGAAATCAAAGCAAGTACAATTAATAAGGCAATTAAAATCGCACACAAAGATGAATGGAACAAACATCTTGAAGAGTGGGAAGATATCGAAGGCATTTTAGGTATTACTAAAAATTTACCAGGGGATCAAGCGGAATAATCTTTTTATGGAGATAGAGGAAAGAGTTTTATTTGCTACTCCTATCTTTTATTCAAATATAGAAATAAAAGATCTAGATACTGTGATTAAATCTATTTTAGATAAAGAAAAAATATTCGATTCTACACATCAAACAAATATAGGAGGATGGCAATCACCTATGTTTAATGTTATTGATCAGCAGTTTGAAGATATTTTTAAACAAATTACAGAAATGACTGCAGAAATTTATAAAAAATATCAAGCAGTAAATGATCCGTTATTAAAGCAATTTTGGTTTAATATCAATAGGAAAGGTCATTATAATAATCCTCATACACATATAAAAGAAAATTTTTCAGGAGTTCTGTATCTTAAAGTACCCGAAAAATGTGGAAATATAAATTTCTTTAATCCGGCAGAAAAAACAAAGTTAGAAATAGAAGAATATAACAGATACACATATAGTTCTTATCATTTTGAACCTAAAGTTGGCGATGTTTTTATTTTTCAATCTTCTTTAGTTCATTCTGTAAGTAAGAACGAAACAGATTCAGAAAGAATTTCTATGGCGTTTGATTTTTACTAAATAGAAGTGAGAAAGGTATTGCAAGCCATAAAATTGCAAGTAGGTATTTGTGAGCCCAAAGTCACATAAGGAGAAAAATGAGTTACGTTGATGCGTTCTATGATCGCGATCAAGATATTATTCACGTCGTTGAACGTGATGAAAATGGCAAGCGTCATTTCAAAGAATATCCTGCTCGCCATATATTTTATTATCAGGATCCTAAAGGAAAGCATACGTCTATATACGGCGATCCTGTTTCACGAGTAACGTGTAAAAACATTAAAGAGTTACGTAAAGAACTCGCAATCTATTCCAACAAAAAACTATTCGAATCGGATATTAATCCAATCTTCCGCACACTAGAAGATCATTACTTAAATGTAGATGCTCCAAAACTAAACATTGCGTTTTGGGATATTGAGGTCGACTTTGACCCAGAGCGTGGATATGCATCACCAGAAGATGCATTTATGCCTATTACATCTATCGCTGTACACTTGCAATGGTTGGATGAACTTATTTGTCTTGCTATTCCGCCTAAAGGTCTATCAATGGAGGAAGCACAAAAAGAAATCGAAGGCATACCTAATACCATACTGTTTGACAACGAAGCAGATTTATTAGATACCTTTTTAGATCTTATTCAAGATGCAGATTGTTTAAGTGGTTGGAACAGCGAAGGCTTCGATATGCCGTATACTGTTAACCGTATTATAAAAGTATTGTCTAAAGAAGATACTAAACGTTTGTGTTTATGGAATCAGTATCCTAAGAAACGTGAATACGAAAAGTTTGGTAAGACTTCACAAACATACGACTTAAAAGGTCGTGTACATATGGACTCACTTGAACTGTATCGTAAGTTTACCTATGAAGAACGTCATACATATCGATTAGATGCAATCGGTGAAATGGAAGTAGGTGAAAACAAAACAGTTTACGAAGGTACACTTGATCAGTTATACAACAATGACTTTAAAACGTTTATTGAATATAACAGACAAGATACCGCACTACTTGATAAACTTGACAAGAAACTAAAATTCCTTGACTTGGCAAACAAAATCGCACACGAAAATACAGTACTACTACAAACAACAATGGGTGCTGTTGCTGTAACAGAACAAGCAATCATTAACGAAGCACACAGACGTGGCTTTGTTGTTCCTAACCGTGTTCGCAATCGTGACGAAAGTGAAACTACTGCGGCAGCAGGTGCTTACGTTGCGTTTCCTAAGAAAGGTATTCACAACTGGATTGGCTCTGTTGACATTAACTCACTTTATCCATCAGTTATTCGTGCGCTCAATATGGGTCCAGAAACTATCGTAGGCCAACTACGTCAGGACGGTACTAAAGCATTCCTTGAAGAACAAATAGGCAAAGGTAAAAGTTTTGCTGGTGCTTGGGAAGGCGTGTTTGGTAGCGTTGAGTATCTTGCTGTTATGGAACAAGAAGTTGGAAGACAAATTACCATTGATTGGGAAGATGGTGGAGAAGATACTTTAAGTGCCGCACAGATATACGATCTTATCTTTGAAAGCAATCAGCCTTGGATGCTAAGTGCTAATGGCACAATCTTTACATATGAAAAAGAAGGTATCATTCCTGGACTGCTAAAGCGTTGGTATGCTGAACGTAAAGATATGCAGAAGCATTTGAAAGATGCTATTAAAGCAGGTAACGATGTTGAGATCGAATACTGGGACAAGCGACAGTTGGTTAAAAAGATTAACTTGAACTCGCTATATGGTGCGATCCTAAACGCAGGTTGTAGATTCTTTGACCAACGCATCGGACAATCGACTACACTCACCGGACGTCAAATTACAAAACATATGGCGAGTAAGATTAATGAAATCATCACAGGCGAATACGATCACGTAGGTAAAAGTATTATCTATGGTGATACTGACTCTTGTTATTTCTCAGCATATAGTACACTTAAACGTGATATCGACAAAGGAGAAATACCTTGGTCAAAAGAAAACGTTATCGAACTTTATGATACAATCGGTGCTGAGTCTAGTAATACATTCCCTAAGTTTATGCAAACAGCATTTCATTGTCCAAAGACACGCGGTGAAGTTATTGCGGCTGGACGTGAGATTGTTGCAGAAAGCGGACTGTTTATTACTAAAAAACGTTATGCGGCACTTGTGTATGACAATGAAGGTAAGCGTACAGATGTAGACGGTAAGCCAGGCAAAATTAAAGCAATGGGTCTTGACCTTAAACGTTCTGATACTCCTGTTGTTATCCAAGAGTTTTTAAGTGAAGTTCTTACTAAAGTACTAACAGGTGCAGAGAAAGAAGATGTACTAGAGTACATTACAGACTTCCGTACAGAATTTAAAGCACGACCTGGTTGGGAGAAGGGTTCGCCTAAACGTGCAAATAAGATTACTGAGTATCAAGCAAAAGAAGCAAAAGCAGGCAAAGCAAATATGCCTGGACACGTTCGAGCAAGTATTAACTGGAATACACTAAAACGTATGCACGGCGACAAGTACTCTATGAACATTACAGACGGTGCTAAAGTTATTGTTTGTAAAGTAAAGGACAATCCAATGGGTTACACATCAGTAGCGTATCCTGTGGATGAGTTGCGATTACCGCAATGGTTTAAAGAACTACCATTCGATGACGCAACAATGGAGAATACGGTAATTGATGAAAAACTCAAGAACCTAATTGGTGTGCTGGATTGGGATATCAGTTCAACACGTAACGACAACAACTTTAATAGTTTGTTTGATTTTGAATAAAAAATACTTGACTTTTTATCAAAACCTAAATATAATGTATAATACACTTATGGAGAACTCTAAATGAAAGATATTTTACAAGACATTGTAAGCCATACACAAAACCTTGGCTTTCTAACTACAGTTAAGGTGACTGGCGAAGAAGAAGGAACTACTATCTTCTCAATGGCCGACGATCGTTCAGTTATTATGGATGCTTCTACACACAATCCATATCCAGATATGATTGGTGTGTTTGGTATGCCACAACTAAACAAATTAAAGTATTTGCTAGACGGTAGCGAGTACAAAGAAGATGCTAAGATTTCTATCACTAAAGCAGAACGCAACGGAGAAGAAATTCCTTTTGGTATCCACTTTGAAAACAAAGATGGTGACTTCAAAAACGACTATCGTTTTATGAACACAGAAATCATTAACGAAAAAATGAAAACTGTTAAGTTCCGTGGTGTTAATTGGGACGTAGAAGTTGTTCCTACACTTGCTGGCGTACAACGTTTTAACTTCCAAGCAGGCGCACACAACGAACATCCAACATTCCTTGCTAAGACTGAAGATAGCAATCTTAAGTTTATGTTTGGTGATGGTAGCACACACGCAGGTGAATTTGTATTCGCTACAGATGTAACTGGCAAACTTGATCGTGGTTGGACTTGGCCAGTTATGCCAATCCTAAGCATCCTTAAGATTGCAGATGTTAATAACACCAAGATGAGTATTTCAAACGAAGGCGCTATCCAGATCGAACTAGACTCAGGTTTGGCAAAATACAAATATATCATTCCAGCACAGGCGGCCTAAATAACATTATGAAACAAGAAAACTTAACACCATTACAAAAGGACTACGCAGTCTATCTGCCTGCTATCAGTTCTTTCTTTAGCACTTATATTGCTAAACAACGTGTTGAGGAGTTTGTACCACAAGATCGTATTCCAAAAGGATTTGATCGTGGTATTGAAGGTATGAACTTCCTAAACGAAGAAGCAGGTTACTTTACATACAAGTACGGACTATACTCAGCAGGTCACGCACAACTTGACTTACAAAAGAGTATGGTACAAGAAAGTATGATCCAACAACGTGATCGTGGTAAGACTATGATCTTAGGTGACTCAGGTGGTTACCAGATTGGTAAAGGTGTTATTAAGTTTGATTGGAAGAACTTCGAAGGCGAAGAAGCAACTAAAGTTCGACAAAAGATCCTCGAGTGGTTAGAACTTACTGCGGACTGGTCAATGATGTTAGACGTTCCGACCTGGGCGGCAGATCATATTCACTCACCTAAAACTGGACTAAAGACTTTTGA